CTGCCCCTGCTGCAGCTTCATGAAGGCAGCATAAGCTGCCGGGCTCAGGAAGAGCATGTCAGGAGGGCTGCCATCAGGGTTGTACTGCATGCAGTTGATGTACAGCGTGTCAATGTCATTCAGCGTCAGGGTGCCGCCTGCATCCTGGTACTGATTGAACCAGTTTTGTGCCTGATACGTGGTCTTGCTGAGTCCGCCAACGGTGTTGTCCTGGCTTGCTGCTGCCACACCCTCAAACCAGCCGGTGCTGCTTGCCGTGGTCATCCCGTTCAGCGTCTGCAGATTGGTCAGACGGCTTGCAGGACCAGTGGTGGCAACAGGTCCCTGGAAGATGCGCTTGGTGATGGTCTGACGCATGTTGATCATCAGGTTGCGGATCTTGCTTTCAAGGATGTTGACGCGTGCAAGCTCACCCTTGTTGCTGGTCTTCTCCACGATGTTCAAGCCAACATGGTCGATGATATCGCACCATTCAAAGTTAGCCGTCAGGAACGGGTCAGAGAAGTTCAGCGGGGTTGGCTCCCATCCGCTGGACACCTGCGTCAGACCGCTGCTCTGCTCGCCAATGATGACGGGCTGCTCCACACGCTGACCGCCGGTCACGCGCTTCAGGTTGCCTGCCTCTTCAATGGCCTTGAAGAGCGGGTGCGCGATGAAACTGTTGTCCTGCAGCTTGTCAATGAGCAGCCGCAGGGTGGTACTGGATACCGAAGAAGGCGCTGCCATGCCTATCTCCTTTGATGGTTCGATGATGTACCGTGCTGCGTCTGCAGTGGCTGCCCTGCCGCGTGCGGTGTGCTCGGGACGTGTACCGCTGCTTCAGGGCTATGCCTGCACACTACCGGCTTCAGCGCTGCCGGTCAAGCTCCTTAGATAGTGCCAGGATGTCAGCAGCGGTCATTGTGCGCAGCTCCTTGCGTGACGGCTTGGCAAGCCTGCCGCTGTTGCGCCTAGCGCCTGCGGTGGCTGTCAGGGCTGCTGTGCGGCTTGCTGTGCGCTGTGCTGCCCTGCGCTCTGCCTGCGCCTGCGCTTCACGCTGTGCGAGACGTGCGCGGATGACTTCAATGCCGTCAGTCAGCTTGTAAGTGGGGCGCTCCTTCAGGAAGGCCACAAGCTCAGCCTTAACTTCAGGCTCATCAAAGATGTCCGGGTGCTCACGCTGCACTTTGGCAAGGTCAAGCCGGGCCTGCTCTTCAGCGGCCTGCTGCTGCAGCGGCTTGATGTGCTCTTCATAGATCCGCTGCCGCGTGTGAGCGATGACGCTTTCTGGCTGGAAGGGGTCATACTCTGGCAGGTCTTCAGGGTCAGAGCCTGTCAGGGCTGACATCATCTGCTGTATGCGCAGCTCCTGCTGTTTGAGCAGGTCAGCCTGCGCTTCTATCTCCTTGCGCTGCGCTGCCAGTGCTTGTGTCTTGCGCGTGTAGTCTGCCCGCATGTTGCGCGCGTGCTTGTACGCATCAGGGTCAACCTTCTCCAGATACGCCAGTGTGTCAGACCAGCCCCGTTCAGGTGGCGCTTCAGCTTCTGCTTCAGCAGCTGCTGCAGCTTCAGCACCTGGTGCCTGCTCTTCACTGACCTCTGCCTGCTCTGCTTCTGCAGGCGCTTGCACTACCTCTGCTGTGCTCTGCTCTTCCATGTCATCACCTTCCTATTGGGTTGCGTGGCCTGACCACCACTGCAGTCACTGCGCGCCGGTACCACGATGGATTGAAGCCCGGTGCAGTGCGGCTGCCGAGCAGGACCATTGAAGCACGGTCACCACGTGGCAGCCTGACGTTGCTAATGCGGTCAAGCCTGAAAGTACGCCATGCAGCCAAGCCTCCGCGCTGACTGACGCTGCCGGGCTCTGTGTACAGGTGCAGGTACCGCTTGCCGTTCTTCTGGAAGATGGCATACGGCACGCCTGTGCGCTGACCGACCCTGCCCGGCTCTGTGGTCGGCCTGTAGTGAAAGCGCACCGGCAGATGCTGCTGAATGGCACTGGTCAGCTTTGACTTGCTGCCTGTGCCGGAGAGCTTCAGCGGCTTCTGCTGACGCTGCTGACGGCTTGGTGCTAAGCCAAGCCCCTGCAGTATGGCGCGCAGGCTGCGGATAGCCACCGCTACAGCCTGCGCATCAGCATGGCGTCAATGTCTTCTTCTTCATCCATTGGCACCATGTCTTCATCATCAAAGGCAACTTCTTCATCAAGCTCCTCATCAAGAAACTCTCGGAAGTCCCTGTCAGCGGCAAGCCGCAGCAGGTGCTCAGTGATGACAATGAGCTCATTGTCACCGCGCACCTGTTCAGGGCTGACCGGTGAAGGCTTGCCAAAGTCAGCCGCAGCTTCAAGCGTGGCTGCAAGGTAGCGCACCAGGTCAGGGTCAAGCTCTGGCACAGGCCCCTTGTACGGACGTGCGTCAAGCTCGCGATCCATCAGCGCAACCACCTTGCGGATTGCTTCAGCAAGCTGCGTGACCACCTGCCCCTTGTATGGTTTCTCTGGTGTGGGGATCAGGTCAGACAGGGTGTCACCGAGCAGGTCATCTGCCTGCTCAGCCACAATGACCACATCAGCGCGGTTGTCCTTCATCTTCTCTTTCAAAGGCATCACATCACTCCTTCAGGGGGCAGGCCCGGCAGTGCTGCCAGGGCAGGCGGTGCGGCTTCAGCAGGGGCAGGCATCGGCGCAGGCATGGCTTCATTGAAGTCTTCAGGGAAGCCAAACGCGCGCACAAGCTCTGCCTTGATCTTCTCAGGTGGCACACCGAGCTGCAGCAGCAGCGGTGCGTTGCTGACCAGTGCCTGCTGCTTAGCAAGGTCTGACATCGGCGTGCTGCCAGAGTCAACGGCGAAGTATTCAAAGTCACCCGTCAGGTCATCTGCGCTGAGCATTGTCGGGCCGATGGGATTGGGCAGCGTCAGGGGCTCTGCTTCTTCACCGAGCATGACGGACAGCATGACGTTGTACGTGCGCGCAATACCGCTGATGACTGCATCACGGATGCGGGCCATTCTGCCAATCTCGCTTGACGTGTACGCAGCAAGCAGGCGCTGTTCAGTGGCTGTGCTGCCGGTGGCTTCACCACGTGTGAACGGCGCAAGCAGCCCTGCGTCATTGATGTCCTGCAGCACCTGCTGCCCGTACAGGGTGATGTCAGGCGGTATCGGAGGATTGGGCACCGGCACAATTTCACCGGCTATCTGTGTGCCAGGCGGTGCGTCCACTTCAATGAATTCACCGTCAAGCCCCTGCGCCATCTTGCTTGCAGCTTCATCAGACAAGAAGCCCTGCCTGACCATCCACTGTCGAGCCATGCGCCGCACACCCTGGCTTTGATAGGTGCGCATGACGTTGGCTTCACGCAGCTGGTCATGGATGCGCGCAAGCAGTGCGTAGCCGCGCAGGGGTACTTCAGGGTCTCTGGAGAAGTACAGCGGAATGATGGGCACCACTGGCCTGCCTGACGCTGACTTGTACGGTATGCCGCTGGTTACGTGTTCAGTTTCCGCTTGCAGGTCTTCAAGCCCCGTTTCAGAGCCCGCATCAGGGTCAAGGGCACCCACTTGCACCTTCACACCGCTGAACAGGTACCGGTCACCGTCTTTGAAGTCCGGTGACCACACCAGCAGACGGTCATCCTGAAGGTCATACATCTCCACCACACGTACCCACTGCCCTTCATCGGTCACTGCCATGCCGTACGTGCTGTCAGGGCTTGCAGTGTGCTCCTGCTGCTCTATCCAGCTCGTATAGGTGCGTGCTTTGAACCCGTCACGGCGCCTGCTGTAGCGCGCAGCGGCTTCATCAAGCGGCATCAGGTACACGTGCCCGACGTAGCGCTGCGCGTCCCACGATGAGGCGGTAGCGTCAACGATGACTTCCCAGGGTGGGACCGCTGCCGCGCTGATGCGCTTCAAGGGGTCAACATTGGCAACGGGCTGCAGCTTCAGGAACGAGCAAGGGAACACCAGCGCAAGCCGGGTTGCGTCTTCTACCTGTTCCCTGACCGTCAGCAGATACCGGTTTGCAGTGGCCTGACTGACTTCAGGGTTGCCCCTTCC